TCAGCGAAACAAAAAAACTTGTGTTGGAGCGAAGACTGGCTCAAATTAAATTGAACGAAGAAATCGAACAGTTAAAGCTCGGCACATAATTTTCACGACAACGTAGTTCGTTTTTACGGACTGCGTTTTTTTAAGGTTTTATTGTGCCTACACTTATTGTTGAAGACGGTTCTGGTGTAGCTGACGCAAACACCTATGTAGATGAAGCCTTTCTGGTTTCATACGCTGACGATAGGGGTTTGACTATTTCGCCCACAGGGTCTGTTCGACAACAACAACTCTTAAAGGCTATGGACTATCTTGAAAGTCAAACGGGTAGGTTTCAAGGTTCTAAAACTTTGTCAACTTACTCTCTACCTTGGCCGAGAAAAGAAGTTTATATCCATGGTGTGCTGATCGACAAACATACAATACCTATTCAATTGAAAAACGCACAATCCCAGATAGTTGTTGAGTTACAAGCAGGTACAAGACTCTACCCAATTCCGCGAACTTCTTCAGTTGAGGGTTTTGTGACCCAGAAGACAATTGGTCCGCTGACAAAAAATACGCACAAGATGGTTTGGGTACGATTGCTTCCCAGTTACCGATCCGGATTGCTACAGTTGAGTTGTTTTTAAAACAACTTATCGGCAACTCTAACTCTTCTTTGAACACATACAGAGCTTGATATGTCACAAGATCAAGAATGGTTAGAGCTTGTTATCGAGCTTTTTAACGAGACTATCGAAGAAACAAACGCAGTGTGGGTATCTCACACAGATGGTTCGGTCGCTGACTCAAACAAACCCTTTTTAATTGGTGCTCCAACTAAGGTTGAAACACCGGTTAAGATTTTGTTTCTTCCAGACCAGTTGGAAGACCGTCAAATACAAACTTACTTCAAAGACACAACAATGGGAGAAGGTCAAGTCAATGGTATTATGTACAAATACCCAGAATTTGAACCAAAACTAAAAGACACTATTGAAAGAGACGGGGTTACGATGGGGGTTGTTGCGATAGATGAATTGAGACCCATTAACAACAGTTTGTTATACTTCATTGAGTTTGCGGCCTAATGATATCGTCAATTGAAGCAAAGCATGAACTCCAACAATTTTTCCACGACGGGTGGAAAGAGGGGTTGTTAAACGGTCCCAAAAACTTGAATTTGACACCATTGGGGTTTTCTTACAATATTTGCGTTTTCTTTCAAAACGTTGAACTTCTAAAGAAAATGCCAAACAATGAACATTTCGTGAGGTTCACTGTTTCGAATATAGAAACCTCACAGAGAACAATGCCGGGTGGCAGAGCTAATGGATCTAGCACAAAATATCTAACGCCCGGCGTTGGTTTTGTTGAGTTGTTTTTTTCTAAAAATAACTATCAAACAACAGAGGACGATTATTTGTCATTGGTGGCCGAAAGAATCTTTTTAGGTCAACGGTCAGAAAATGTTATCTTTCGTAAAACAACACTCTTGAGTTTACCCGAAACAGAAAAGCATTTTCGTTCAACTGTATCTTTTCAATACGAATTTGAAACACACATTTAAGAAAGATTTGAGTAATGATTAGCATTGATAGTAATACAGTTGGTTTGAGCTACGCTGAAGAACTCAGCATTGGTGTTCTTCCCGGCACCTCACAACAAGACGGGGTTTGGTATCCGCTAGAACCCAACGAATACGACGACTTTGGGGCTGAGGTTAGCACCGTGGCTCGAAATCCGATTAACCCCTCACGGCAGCGCCGGAAGGGTGTCGTGACTGATCTGGAAGCGTCAGGGGGCTTCCAGCAAGATTTGACTAATTCGAATCTTACCCGTCTCATGCAAGGCTTCTTTTTTGCTGACGCTTACGAACGAGTACGAACAAAACCATTGAACAGCAAAACAGCAAACACAACAGTTGTTGCTACTTTTGTTGCCACTGGCTCAAAGATCAATGTCGACGATGGTGCGAAGTTCAAAGTTGGTATGATTTTGAAATCTACTGGTTTTGTTAACACCACAAACAATCAAAACGAAATGGTGGTTTCTTCGATTACAACAAATGAGTTGACTGTTACGGGTACGTTGGTTGACGAAACCTATAGTGTGGGAACACTTGAAGTTGTTGGTTTTCAATACGGTTCTGCTGATTTGAAAGTTGCCTATGCTTTCAATGTTTTGAAACTTACATCAGTTGTTGGTTTTGCCACTCATCTTTACAAAGTAGGTGAATGGATTTTCATTGGTGGTGACTTGGCTGCAAATAAGTTCGAAGAAGGTGGATCAGGACAAAACAAACCCGGTTACGCCAGAGTTGAGAAAGTTGAAGCCAACGCATTAACTTTGAAAGAGCCAACTTTTACCCCTTTAACTGACGCGGGAACGGGTAAAACCGTTCGTGTTTATACAGGTGCCTACATTCGAAACGAGGATACCACCTCGTTGATTAAAAAAAGATCCTACCAGATCGAACGCACTTTGGGTTCGGATAACGATGGCGTCCAATCTGAAGTTCTGGTAGGATCTGTTCCTAACGAGTTGTCAATCAACTTTACCAGTGGTGACAAACTAGAAACAAGTCTCAGTTTTGTTGCAATAAACAACGAGCTTCGATCTGGTTCAACCGGGTTGAAACCCGGAGATAGAACAAATGTTATCAGTGAAGACGAAGCTTACAACAGCGCTGTTGATGTTTACCGGCTTCGTCTTTTTGTTTACGGTGCGAACCCCACACCAGCTTCTTTGTTTGCTTACGTTACAGATGCTTCCATTAGTATCAGTAATGGTGCTGCTGGCAGAAAAGCTATTGGTACTTTAGGTAGTATTGATATTTCTGTCGGGGACTTTGAAGTCGGCGGCGAACTGGAAGTTTACTTTGCTGATATTGACGCCGTTAACGCTGTTAAAAACAACGCTGATGTTGGCTTCAACACGATCATTGCTTCCAAAAACAATGGTATTGTTTACGATATTCCCCTCTTGTCTTTGGGCGGCGGTCGCGTTTCCGTCGAAAAAGATGAACCTATTATGTTGCCATTACAAACAATGGCTGCAAGAAATCAGAACGGTTATACAATGTCTGCAACGTACTTCTCGTACTTGCCAAATGTTGCTATGCCTACGGAGTAATACTTATGTCACTGAAAAAGAAATTTGGAACCGACAAAGAAGCTATCGAAAATGGTAGCTGGATTGAGATTTGTGAAAATTCAGACGGTTCTGTCTGCCGCATTCGCATCAAGCGAATGAACCAGCAGAACGTTAGGTTCCATAAAGAAATCGCCAATCACAGGAACGCTTTCACCAGCAACCATGATAGCGCAAAAAAGATCTCGCAAATGCAAGCTTCAATGATTGAAGTTTTAATTTCAACAGTCATTGTTGGTTGGGAAAACGTTGAACGTTGGGAAACCGTTGAAGAAGGCGTAGAGGGTTTCCCACAGAGTAAATTCTTGGAGTACAACGCGAAGAATGTTCGCGCTGCTTTGGTTGAATTCCCGGATCTTTTGGACTTGATCACAGCACAAGCTACAGATATCACTACTTTTCAAGAGAAGGTAAAGGAAGAAGAAGTAAAAAACTAACAAAGTTCTTCGAATACTCGTTAACTTTTAAACCCGGTGTTGCGGAAAAAATCAAAGATCAAGCAATGCGGTCGGGTAATCCTATACCTGACCGCATTTTAAACGCGCCACGGTTAACGCAATGTTTGGAGTTCTTTTATGATTCGTTTTGGGTATTGAATTCCTGTAGATCTATGGGGATGACATTAGGGCCAATACCCGTAACTGCAATCATACAATACGGGAAAATGTATGATTGCGAAGGACAGTTGTTAGATGATTTGGTGGATTACGTTTTGTTGTTGGATCAAATATTTTTGCAACGTATGAACGCAAACGCGAAGAAAAGAAATGACTTTCAGTTTACTGAGCGGAGAAATAGCCAAACTTCGCGTTAGAATAGAAAAAGAGGTAGCTATGGCCACCAACGAAGTGGCTATGGTTATCATGAAAACAGCAGCCGTAAACACGCAAGTTGATACATCACAAGCTTTGTCAAACTGGCAAGTCAGTTTGAATGTTGGCTTGAAGACGTTTATTGGTCCGCGTGTTCCGGGTTTCGGTGGATCTACGAAATTTGCTTCTTATTCATCTGCTGTTAGTGCTGCGCAAAGAAAACTTGTTAAGAGGCGTGTTGGAACTGCGATACATATAGTTAACAATGCACCCTATATTGATAAGTTAAATTATGGTTCTTTTACCCGTTTACCGGCAGGTTTTGTAGAAAAAGGCTTTATTAGCAGGGCAAAATCAAATTCTCAAGACCAAACTAAAATTAACATAAACGGGTAAAATCATGAGTTTTTGATATCGTCGTAAGAGACAACATTGCAAGTAGTATTGTAAAAAAAGCTTAGAGACATTCAGCGATATTCTCGATCTGCTTCGGGATCGCTAGAACGTATGAATAGAGCCATTTCTTCCACTGGTCGCAACAGTGGTTTGGTTGTAACCAACAGATCTTTTACAACCTTGGCTTCAAACATTGCCCGCACAAATACACAACTGGGTTTGTTGAATACTGGCTTTACCAGAGCTACTACCAGCGCCCGACGCCTGTTATCTGGCTTTTTGTTATTGCAGGGAGCCAGTTCTTTTATTGGTAAGTTAGATGACTTCCAAAACATAGAGAACCGGCTAAAAGGTGTTTCGAAAGTTCTTGATTCCACAGGAATCGAGAACGCGATAAAATCACAAGAAAGGCTGAACGAAGTTACAAGACAAGTCTTTGATGTTGCTCAAAGAGCACGGATTCCTGTAGCAGACTTAGCCAAAACATATAGACGATTGGATCTAGCTTTAGAGAATGTAGGTGCCAGTCAAACCGAATCTATCCGTGTAACTGAGACTGTGTCCAAGCTTCTTTCTTTGTCTGGTGCAAACGCAGGTGAAGCGGCAGCCTCGCTGTTGCAGTTAAGCCAAGCTTTCAACAAAGGGAAGCTTGACGGCGACGAATTTCGATCAGTTGCCGAATTGATGCCTCGCGCCATTTCTGCCATTGTGAAAGTTTTAAAAGAAGATTTGGGTGATGCTTTCAGCAACATTTACGACGCTTCTGAAGACGGGTTGATTACAATTGAGGTTATGCGAAAAGCATTTGCTAATTTAGCAGCAGACGTTGACTCAGATTTCAGCAAACTTCCCGTGACAATTGGTCAAGCGTTCACACAACTAGCAAACGAACTCACAAAAGCTTTTGGTCAATCGAGCGAAGGTAAAATTTTCATTGATGCTCTAATTACAAGTTTAGGGTATTTGAAAGACAACTTATCTGAAGCTCTTGCTTTAGTCAAAGCTTTTATTGCAGTTTTTGTTGTAACTAAAGCTGTAGCAGGTATCGCTCTTTTAGCTGATGGTGTAGGTAGCGTTTCAAAGTACCTAATAGCAAGCACTGTTGCAGCGGGTAGATTCATAATTGCTTTGAGAAGCCTGACTATTGCGGGAGGTATAGCAACCATCGCTATGGTTGCGTTAAGTGGTGGCTTGAATTTGATTGGTATTGGGATTGCTGCGTTTGCTGCTCTTGTAGTTGCAGCCGCTGGTTATTTTACCTTCTGGTCAGATGAAATCAAAGTAACAACTGATGGGATTTCCACCCTAACAGACTTCATGTGGGCATTATGGGAAACCATCAAAACCATGATCGGGTCTGGCGAATCTGTGTTCGGAAACATGTTCAACGCAGAAGGTGCGCAACAATCTTTCGACATTGTGAAAGGTTTATTGAACACAGTTATCGAATATGCCATTTCTGCGAGATCCTCAGTGTCGGCTTTATGGCAAGTATTTAAAGAAATGTCTTGGTCTGAAGTTGCAACTGCCATAGGTGGTGTTTTTGGTCTGCTAACCATGGTTGTCAGTAATACAATTTTAACTCTAATACAAAAATTAACAGTTGCTGTTTTTGGTTTAATTGACAAAATGAGAGATTATATCCTTGAAGCAATGCAAAGAATTGTTTCAATTCTTAGTACCATAGGATCTAGTTTGGGTTGGTTTGGTGGTGGTATTTCTGCTGGTGCAAAAGAACTACATACCTACCTAGGAACCATGAAAAATGCTAAAATCAACACTTCTGATTTTGTTAAGAGTTTGGAGTCAGTTAAACTAACAGTAGACGATGTGGCCCCAAGCTTTAATGATTTGGGTTCGAGAGTTGAAACAGCTTTTAATATCGATCATGCTGAGAGTATGGGTTTGTGGAATTCGTTTATGTCGAGCTTGTTGGCGTTAACTAAGCAAAACGCAGAAGCTAGAATAAGAGAAGAGGAACGAGTTCAAAAATACATGGAACCTAATCCGGATGCTTTGCGACAAGCATACGACGCCGATCCACCCAGCGCTTCCGATTCTTCTGGAAGTAAACCAAAAGGGCGGAAAGCTGAACTTTTGAATTTTTTGGAGAGTTTCGTATCAAAAAATGGTTTAAGTCGGGGTCAAAGGAAGCCTTGGTTGCATTCAATCAAACTTTAGATAAAACAGCAACTTCTCCGGATTCGTTCAAAACTAAAACTAAAGCTGTTGAAACTCTGAACGAAGGTTTAACAAAAACAGTTAAATCTACAGGTGATGCCAAAACCGAAATCACTGGTTTAGGCGTAATAATGGAGGAACTGCAAAAAAGCGTAAACGGTTTATCTTTTGAAAAACCTTCCTTGTCTGTACTAGAGTTTGGTAAAACAGCTTTGGAAACTCTGATTTCTGTCAGAGATTCAAATTTGAGAATCGGGCAAGGCATTATGGAGTCCCAGAGGATCACTTGGGCGTCTGCAACAACATCGGTCACCGATTACGCCAACGCTGCGATCGCAAGGCTTAACGCTGTGTCACAGGCTGCTGCAAGAGCTAACGCGGCACAACTTCAATCTCCCATTAGTCGATTTCCGGGAGTTATTCAGAGTGCTGCACCTACTAGTAATGCGTTGCTTTATTCTGGTACCACACTCACAAGAGGTTTCGCTTCTGGTGGTTACACAGGCAACGTAGCTTCTGGTGATATCGCAGGTGTGGTTCATGGTCAAGAGTATGTGATGCCAGCGAAAGCTACAGCTAAATACAGACCTTTACTGGATGCAATGAGAAGCGGGGTTAATGTTTCTGGTGGTTCGGGTACAGTGAACCCGAAAATGGTTGTAACTATCCAGAATTACGGTTCTTCTGAACATGAAGTACAGCAAATCTCAGCAAATGAAGTTTTGATCATTGCAAAAAATGTCGTTCAACGAGAAGCACCGGGTGCTGTAGCTCGAAGCCTATCTAACCCGAACAGTGTTATGTCAAAGTCATTCAAAATGAACGGTAGACGTTAATATGGCTGTTGTAGCATATGGTAGAGCTTTCAATGGTACGAACGCCTATGTAGAAATACCTATGGTTGGCGAAGCGGGTACTCGTATGCTGTGGGTATACCTATCTCCCGGCGGAGTCCAAAATTTTATGTCGTATCACACATACGACCAAAACGGTTCTAATTGGATTAGACCGTTGTTTTCATATAACGATGGTGTGTTATATGCAACCGCTAGAGATAGAGCGCAAACATACGCTGAGTATTCTGCTAGTTTTATAACCAGTTCCAGATGGGTTCATTTAGCTGTTTTGAAAATTGGTTCTTCTGTAGCTCTTTATGTCAATGGGGTTTTGAGAAACACCAAAGAGATACCAGCTCTTGTAAGTTTTGCTGTACCTAACGGAATTGACCCGAACCCTATTAGTTATCCGGGCTTAGGTTCACCGGGTTCTTTCTGGAGTGGTAAAGTAGCAGACGTTAGGTTTTATACAGAAACTTTAACATCTAATAGAATAGCAGCTATTTACAACAAAGGTGTTATTGATTCTTCGCCTGATACAGTAAGTTGTACGGACGTTGGTTTACCTCAGCTAACAATGTTAACGATCAATCGGGTAATAAGTCGAGATGGTGTTAACCATAATAGCACACAGGCGTCTTTTGGTGAACCTGACCCGCTAGCAACAGTACCTACATCACAAGAAGCAACAAACATAACAGCAACTAAATTTGACGCCAACTGGCAAACTTCGTTTAACGCCCCTGGTTACAAGTTGGATGTTTCAACGGTTGCTGACTTTGCGAGTTATGTCACAGGTTTTGAAAACTTAGATGTTGGAAACGTCCTAACGAAACAAGTTCTGGGGTTAGACCAAACAATATACTATTATAGGGTAAGAGCTTATAATGTAGCTGGTACAGCTAGCAACAACTCTTTAATTCAAACAGTTAGTTTACAAGATGATTCTTACGGGGTTTCACCAAACCTAACACTGTTGTTTGAATCAGTGAACGAAGGGGACGTGATACCTATTCGAGAGAATAAAACTTTTGTTAAAACTTGCATTGCCGCTGGTGGGGACGGAACAGCGTTAACCTATTCGTTGAACGGCGGTGCAGACGCTGCAAAATTTGCAATCAGTTCGACAACCGGTGTTCTCAGTTTTCTCACTGCGCCAAATCACGAAGTTCCCACAGACGCTGATACCGATAACGATTACGTTGTTATTCTCAGTGTAACGGACAACACAGTTACAGCAGGTGTTACTTTGACGGTCCGAATACTTAATTACTTCGAACCCTCCGCAGGAGAAGGGTTCAATGAGGATGAATTAACACCGTACATACTGAACTCACAAAGCGACATTGTTCAATTTGAAACTATCGAGTTAAGCCATCCTGATTTTGAAACTTCCCACCGTGTTGTGAGAAACAAAACGGATGGCTTAACCGCCATTCTTGAAACAGATGAAACCGTAAACTTTACTTATCTTCCGTTAACCATAGAGGAAGTTAACCCCAGCGGAGACCTTGACTATGCCCTAACTGTGATCTTTGGGGACTTAGGTGAAGTAATTCCACTGGAGTTAGATAGGATTGAGGACACAGCTGGTTTATTTACTGAGGTGATTTTAACTTACAGAAGTTACAGAAGTGATGATTTAAGCAAACCCATGATTGGGCCAATTCGCCTGAATGTTAAAAGTTTCCTATTCGATAAAGAGGGTGTGGTTATTCAGGCCACCAGCACTAAAACCAATTCCCAAAACACGGGCGATACTTATTCCTTAAACAGATTCCCTATGTTGCGAGCATTTTTATGAGTGATCCAAGACTAGGTAGACAAATATCAGTAAACACGATATACAACTACCCTTCAAGCTACGGAAAAACCCCAAAAAAGGGAAACGCCCAACAAACAGTTGTGTTAAGAAATAGTACCTCTTTTGTACCGTTTGCACCTGTTTCCGCCTTGACTGCCAATAGTTCTTTCAACACGGTTGACCCACCGTCCATACCGTACACACCCACTATAACCACGATTGGGGAAAATCCCGCCAAATCACCAAACAATGCGATTATTGAAAGAACGAATACACCCAGATTCGCTTCTAGGGTTCCAGACATATACGGTAAAATTCGAGCTGTTCCCGATTTGCTAACAGAAACGTATCGGATTTACAAGAACAATAAAGCGATAGAGATATCGTACTTAGCTGTGGGTAAAGGCGAATATGATATTTCTGACATCAAAGAAGGTTCAGCTTTGCTTTCAGCTGTCCCCGGTGTGGAATATGACATTTATCAACCTTTCACTTCACCTCAGTCCGATTTAGGTGAAGTGGGTGAATCTTTCAAGTGTGTAATACAGTCAACATTTTTTCAAAACAAAGAGGTGCACCCAGCCAACTACTCAGAAGGAGAAGGTCAAAGTACAGTATTACTCAAAGGGCCTGTTATTTTTAATAACGTCAAAGAAGTTTTCACCAATTTTACTTTTGAGGCAGGTGCTAATTTTTACACGACCACGACTGCGGATATCCACTATCAGCAAGTTGATGAAACCAATACACCTTTTGGTGATATTCACACAGAAACAGTGTCTATACCAGATACTAGTTTAGAAAAAGCTTTTACTAACATATCAAATTTACCTTTTTCTGGAAAGTTTCAAGTTACTGTTGAAAGAACAAGCGATGCCGCTTACGTCAACTACAAAAAATTATTGGTCGAAAGTATGTTTGGGGTTTTGGATATCGCTAATCGTAATTTTGGTGATGTTACCACCATTCGTGTTAAAACAGAAGCAAATGAAACAACCTCTTCTTTGAGTAGTCGATCGCTGAACTGTTTGGCGTTTCGAAAACTTGACGGTGTGGCGACATCCAAGTTTTCGGAGATTGCCTTACACATATGTCTTGATAAAAAATAGGAAACTTGAAACCAGAAGAGGTTGACATAGAAGGTTTACTCGCATTACAAACAGAAATTGAAGATTACTTCGGTACACCTTTGGCGGGTGAATTCAATTACACTTTTGATGACAACCGTACCACCTTTGAGGAACATTAGCCACAGTCTGCGCAGTGGTTTTTGTTAAACCTTTACAGAAAAAGGTGGGGGTTATTAAATTTCTGTTTGAAAAAGCACAAGCGGAAAACACTTTTCTCTTCAATCATCGAAACAGTTGCCCGGCACAGAAGTAAGAACTGTTTCTTTCGGTTATCTTGAAAACAAAGACGGCGTTGAATATGAGTACACCGACACCACAGACGGTGCGAAAATATCTGTAAACCTACCCACTGATTTGAGTTCTTTGAATCCGGAAACAAACTCACCTGTGGGTATCACCAGTAGGCTTCAGGCTTACTTTCATGCCCACAGGCAATTTAGTCGACAAAAGTATCAAAACACAATCACTCAATTTGAAGCCACCTATGAAGCTAGTTTGTTGAAAGTTGGCGAAAAGATTATCGTTGCGGATAACACCAGAACAGAGACATACGACGGTGAGATTTTAGCAGTCGATGGTTTGGTTTTAACTTTGTCTCAACCGTTCGAGTTCGACAATTTGGTTCCGACAATTTTCATACAAACAGTAGAGGGTTCAATTGACGCTATTCAGATAGTTCAAGTTGTAGATGAGCCGTACAAAGTGCTACTAACTGATAATCTTTCTTCTAGTCTAAGTATAAACAGTTCTAACTACACCAAAGCTACTTATGAGATTGTTAAAGCTGGCTCGCGAAGAAGAGGTTCTTTTATAGTGATTGATGTTGACAAAACCAAAACCATGACTGTTGGTGTCTCTGCTGTTAACTATGACGATCGATATTACACTCAGGACAAAGATTTCATAAACGATCTCGTGAACGTAAAAGGAGAAACAGTATAATGAATTATCTCACGACGCTACCATTTCTCCCAGAAACAACTAGTTATAGTACCACTCCGTCAAGTGGTATTGTGACAGTTAAGCTAGACGGGGGATTGAGTAAAAGCAGGTTAGACGTTCTGGGAAGCTCTTCGATTGTTTCGTGTTCTTGGTTGTTAACAACAGAAGAGTTTTCTCAGCTTATGGCTTTTTACCATGTTGTAGGGGCCAAGGGATCTCGCGTTTTTATCGCAGATTTAGTTATTTACGGAACTTTACAACAAGTTGAATGTAGGTTTGTTGCTGACAGTCTGCGTATAAACTCACCCTCTTTCTCGGCTGTTGGTGTTTCAGCCGAACTGGAAGTGCTAGAAGGCTTATTAGATTTCACACAGTATTACAACTACGGCGACTATGGTCGAATATTCAGGGGTGCCACAGAGCAAGCTACAGCTTCTGAACTTGCAACAACGGGTGTTAGCTCATGGTGTGTCAAGTTCAGAACAAATACAACTGATAGTAATGCTTACCTACTAGACAGAGGAGTCAATCAAGGTACAATTAGTTTGAACAATGGCGTAGCTTCTGCTATTCAAACGGGTGGCTCTACAGGAGGACACATTGCAAATGGTACTGTAGATTTAAGAGATAACCTATGGCATTCTGTTGCGGTAACTCAATCTGATTCAGTTTTGTCTCTGTACGTTAATGGTGCATTGATCGCAACCAAAACAGGTGTACCATCACCTGATGCAAGAACAGGCTTAACCATTGGGGATTATGGATCAGGTAACTTGTATAATTTTGAAGGTGTTATTGCTGATGTTAGAGTTTATGATAAAGTCTTAACCCCAAGCGAAATGATCTTCATTCATACTAATGGGGATCATGGTACAGACCCAACAACATCTGATTTGGTAGGTTGGTATCTAACAGAAGATGACGACGCTTTGGACAAATCAGGTAACGACAACGACGCTACTTTGGTTGGCAGTATTCAATACTTTGGTGATTTACCTTATCCTCGTAATAGGTTCGGCAACTATGGTCGAATATTCAATGGCGGCACAGAGCAAGCTACAGCTTCCGGACTTCCAGTAACAGGTGTTAGCTCATGGTGTGTCAAGTTCAAAACAAATACAACTGATAGTAATGCTTACCTACTAGACAGAGGAGTCAATCAAGGTACAATTAGTTTGAACAATGGCCTAGCTTCTGCTATTCAAACGAATGGTCCCGTAGGAGGACACATTGCAAATGGTACTGTAGAGTTAAGAGATAACCTATGGCATTCTATTGTGGTAACTCAATCTGATTCAGTTTTGTCTCTGTACATTGATGGTGCATTGATCGCAACCAAAACAGGTGTACCATCACCTGCTACAAGAACAGGTTAACTATTGGGGATTACGGTACAAATAACTTGTATAATTTTGAAGGTGTTATTGCTGATGTTAGAGTTTACGATAAAGTCTTAACTTTAGATGAAGTTGTCTTCATTCATACTAATGGGGATCATGGTACAGACCCAACAACATCTGATTTGGTAGGTTGGTATCTAACAGAAGATGACGACGCTTTGGACAAATCAGGTAACGACAACGACGCTACTTTGGTTGG